ACAGAAATCGCAGGAATTAATATCAAAGACCTTGTTGATAAAGCACCTAAAACAAGCAGACGTAAAATTGTAAAAGTATCAAAAAGTAAGAAAAGTAAAAAATCATCAAAAAAATAAATATATATTAATTTAATTGTAATTTATATCAAATAATATATAATTATAAATATGTTATAATTATATATTTTAAATGGGGTCTTTTCTAAGTCTTACCCCATCATGTATGAAAAATCAAATAAAAGAAGACGAAAATGAAAAAATATTACAAGAATTAAAAAGTAATATGAATTTATTAAAAAGTAGAATAAATAAAATAGAAACTAAAATAGAAATTATATTATTAACAATACAAAAAAAATCTAAATAGAATAGAAATAGATATATTCAATTTATTTAATATATCTAGTATAATGGATTACTTGTAACATCAATTCCACAAAATTCTTCTGGATTTTTACTATAATCAACTGAATTATAAATTCCAATTTTTATAGATTGTTCTAATAAAAATATAAAATTCTCACCAAATTCACTATTATGACCATATGATGTAGATAAAACATGTGCTAATTCGTGAATTGCAACAAACATTAGAATATTAATATTATGTAATTCCATATTTGATTTCTCTCGAAGACATAAATGCATTTCTTTACCTTTATCAATAGTATAAGATGTTCCAGAATCAGTTACTGATGTTTCTTGGATATTATGTGGTTTAAACCGTTCACTCATAATTTTTACATTTTCATTTTCTGGAAAATTTGCAACACAATAATTAATTAATTTTTCTAATCGTCGTTTAATTTCTGCCATTAATTCTGCAGCTTGTTCTTTATCGGGTAAATCTCTAACTAAATGAAATTCTTCATTTCCTGATTTTTCATATACTAATCCAACTGAATCTATTTTAAAATATCCAATAATTAATAATACAACGATAATTATAATAGCAAAATATAAAGAAGTAAAATTTTCTGTTTCTGCCATAAATAATAAATATATAATCTACTAATAAATTATTTTTTAAACTTTTACAATTTTATTTTTAGATTATATAAATAATAATTATGTCTTTTTTAGAAATTAAAAATGCATCTAATATTAAACGAAATACTATTTCAATTAATTCTGCTGAAAGAACTACTGGAACAAGAAATGATTTTACTTATGATTTACCAACACCAATTACAGATGTTCGATTAATTACATTAAATTCAGTTGAATTTCCTCAAACAATATATAATATTAGAGAAATAAATAATTCATTTACTTTTGTATCTCCTCTTGGTGTCACACATTCAATATCTTTAACGCCAAGTACATATGATTTACCAAGATTATTAGAAACATTAGTTGATAAAATTGAGGCAGTTGCAGATGGTGGGGTTGATATAGAAATTTTTTTTGATGATTATGAGTATTTTACATTTGTTTCTGTTGGTGGAGTTACTTCTTTTGGATTAGATTTTGGTATTACAAATAGTATTGGTTCAGTTTTAGGAATATCAGAACAATCTTTTTTTGGTATAACAACATTGACAAGTGTTGAACCAATTAATCTTATTACTGATAAAAATCTTTATATTTGTTCAAGCGCTTTAACAACAAATACATATGATACTACTACAACATCTTCTGGAATATCTAATGTTTTAACTAAAGTTCAATTAAATGAAAACTTTGGTGGTCTTATTTCTATAAATAGTGAAGTTAATATTAGAAATAAAATTGCATCATTATCTTCAATAGATATATCATTAAGAGATAAACAGAATAATATTATTGAAATACAAAATGATAATATTACTTTAACATTTGATATATATAGTCGTGTTTTTAATAATCCATTTACTGTTTAATTTTTATATTAAATAATTATATAAAAATTATAATGGCAGGTAAAAGAAATATTTTTAATAGAGATAGAATAGATATTGGAAATCGACAATTCTTAACACTTCGACCAGATAATTTAGGTATTTTAGTTCGTTCAAGACCGAATGATTATGATGAAATTATAACAACAAAGAGTATTTATATGCAATCAAATAATATAACTCCAGTAGAACGTTCTATTGGAATGCCAGTTAGTAGTAATGATAATATATTTATTCGGTTAACTACTCCTAGTAATTTACAAATTACATCAACAAGTGTAAATGATACTTCTGCTGGAACAGGCGCTCAAACTATATATATTGAAGGTTTAATTAAAATTAATAATTCTTGGATAGAAGCAACAGAATCATTTACAATGAATGGTCAAACTCCAGTTGTTTCAACTATAGATAATTGGTGGAGAGTTAATAAGATATGGGTTAATACATCTGGTTCAAGTGAAGTAAATGAAGGAGATATTTATGTTAGTCCAAGTGGAGCGACAACAACTGCTGGTATTCCTGCTATTGGTAATACAATTTGTGCAGTAATTCAAGGTTATAGTAATTCAACTTCTGGAACTTATAGTATTGGTAGCAATAGATTATTCCAATATACAAAAGGTAATTTCTGGATTGACCCAACTAAACCAATCCGTGTTCATGAATTTTTTTATCAAGATTTTTCTGGTGGAGATGATTTAACTAAGTATGAAGTAGGTGAAATATACGCCTAAGTAATCTTTAAAAGAGATTGCTGGTTATTAAACTCAAATAAATGATATAAAATACGAGTTTAATAGCAACATACCTTGATGCGGGAAACTCCTAAAGCCTTAATTACTACTCTTATTTGGAAACTTTTAAGAGGAACTCGGTTAATTGCCGAACCCAATAGTAATAAAATTAAGGATATGTGGACAATCCGCAGACTTACTGTCTAAGTTCATTATGATAGAATATGACAGGGTCTCAACGACTGAACGGGTATGGGCTTCTAATGATGGTCTAATCAACCTGAAGAGGCTTAAGATACAGTCTACTCCCACTTACTAGATAAGTGTTAAAGTATCCCGAAAGGGAGGGTATAAAGGATATATCCGGCCATATCTACATCATATGATTATATTGGTGCTGCAGCATATACTTCAAAAACAGATATAGTTGTTACTTGTTTTACTACAAATGGTACAGCAGATGCATTAACATATTATGTAGAATTTGCTTTATTAGATACATCAAAAATAAATTAATATTATGAACTATTTAATTTAAATATGTTCATAATTAATGAATAATATTAGATTCTAAAATAGAATTATCTGTTATAATTGTACAAATCTCCATTACAGCCATTGTTTGAACTGTTTCAACTGGTGCTGTTGGTGGGGAACTATCTGCACCAAAATCATATAAATCTCCTGCTGGAGTATAAAATTCTAATGTTAAATGACTTATGCTTGCAAGTGGTGGATTAAATTTTTTTAAACAAATATTATTATCTTTTGTTTTACAAGTAACAAAATCTCCATTTACTTTATCTGGTATTAATATTGCAAATGCTTTTCTTAATTTATCATTTGTTCCGGAAATTGTTTGTTGTAATTCTGGAATAATTAGTGTTAAATATGGATGATTACCTGTGAAATTTGGAACAATGCAATCTGTTAAATTAATACTATCTACATTTTTAAGTTGTGTATTAATTGCTGCCCCATCATATTGGTCTGTTGGATTAATTTGAACCATAAATTTATTACTGCCTGGATAAAATGTTCTATTTCTATCTCGACTATCAATTACTACATTCATTTTAGAACGTTTTGTTGGTGCTCGTTCTATTTTTGGTTGTTCTTTATTAATATTTTGTTCAATATATTTATATTCATCTACTGAATTTCTTGGAACAACTGTTTCTCTTACTACTTTTCGTTGTGGTGGAGGAACTGGTAATTTATTTTGAATTGATTGTTGTCTAATGATTGGATTATTATATTGAGTTGAAAATGTAGTATCTAATTTTTTTTGTTGAGAATAAAACTCAGAAAAAGAAAGATTATTCATACTATTTATATAATTTAATATTATATAATTTTTATATAATATTTAAGAATAAGTATTTATAATCATTCGACCTAAATTAAAAAAAATATATAGTCTTATTTTATAGAATACTATGTTTTTTCGAAGTTATGCTTATAAATATATGAAAAGTTATTTATTATTTTCTTTATTATTAATAATATTCGGTTATAAATATTCATTAAAATATTATATGATAACTGGATTATTGATATTTTTAATAATTATATTTTTTTATAGAAGACCATATATTAATCCATATAAAGACGATAATGTATTATTTTCACCTTGTTTTGGTAGAATTAAAGAAATAAGAGATGGACCAAATAATACTTTATTTATTTCTATATTTATTGGATTAACTGACCCACACATTCAATATATTCCTTATAGTGGTCTCATTAAACAAAAATTATATAAAAAGGGTTCATTTTATCCAGCATTTATGGAAAAGAGTAAATATAATGAAAAAATTATTTATAATATTCAAACAAATAGAGGTTTAATTACATTAGCACAACTTGGTGGAGTATTTGCTCGTAATATAGAAAGTTTTGTTAAACAAGGTCAAAAAGTAAATCAAAATGATGAATTAGGATTAATTGGTATTGCTGGGTCTAGATGTGATATTTTTATTCCAAAAAGTGCAAATTTTAATATATTAGTTAAGAAAGGGGATAATGTAGATAATACTACTAAAATCGTCCAATTTATTTAATTATTTATTTATTTAAAATATATTTAAAAAATATTTTCTATAGTAAATATATATAAATAAAAACATTATGTCTGCACCAAACAATACCAACTTCGCTTGTCCAAATGACATTAATATGTTAGCACAAACCGATTATAGACCAAATAAAGCTTTATACACACAAGTACAAAACAACAACCAATTCCGATTATATATGCAAAGAAACGCAGAACAAATCAGACAACAACAATTACAACAATATGCACAAAATATGAACTGTAAATGTGAACCAAGACAAAGTTCCATTATCCAATTTAACTCATCAAAATTAGATATGGCAGCACAAACAGGAAAACAAGAGTAAATATTATAATTAAAAATATATTTTTAATTATATAAAAAATAAAATGATATTTTATTATATATTATGAGTATCTCAAAAACAAGTGATAAGAAGAAATCTAAATCTAAATCTAAATCTAAAAAGGATTCTGTAAAAGATTTAAAAAAAGAAGAAAAAAGATTAAAACAAAGAGAAAAACAAAGACAAAAAGAAATATATAGTAATCCAAAAACAACTATTAGTAATCCAATTAAAAAAGATAAGGAAAAACATCCATTAAATGACGTAAATAAATATAGTTTAAAACAAATCCAAAAAGAAGCAAAAATAGAATCTGATAAATGTAAAAAACTTTTATTGAATAAATTTAAAAAAGTATATACAAAATTTTTAAAAAGGGATAATAAAAAAATATCAAAAGATTTAGATTTTGAAAAATTATTAAAAAAATGTTTAGATAACTTTAAAGAAAATCCAATTTTAGTAATTCATATATCAGAAAGTGTAATGCGTGAATTAATTAAAAATAAACCAAAATATTATATAGAAGCATTTGAATTATATCAACAAAAAAATAAAAAAAATATAATAGTTGAATTTGTAAGAGAAATTCAAAAAATTGAAAAAGATAAAAAAATCAAAGATAAAAAAGAATATATTGACTTAATTCAAAGAGTATATAGTAATCAGATAAGTGATAAGTTTTATTATTATAACAATTTAAAGGCGATTGCAAAAACAAAGCAAATGAAAAAAAAATATACAAAATTAATGAACATAGAAAAGGAAAAATTTAATTATCTTAATAGATTATTAGTTGATTATTATACTTTTAATTATCCAATATCAACACCTCCACAAAATAGAATTAAATTTGGGTGTGTTAATTTTAATAAAAGTATTTCTGGTTGCGCACAATTTTATGGTGAATTTTGGTTGAGATTATATAATAATAAAGATATTAAAGAAAGAATCACAATATCACCAGTAGATAGTTTTTATTTAGGTGATGTAGCAAATTTGAAAGAAAAACATAATATAAACTCATCAATTGGAACATTAGAACATTGTAATCATGTTTTATTTTTAATGAAAAATAAGGATTTTGATAGTTTTGTATATACATTTTATCAAGATAATGAATATAATATTAAAGATTATAGACAACCATATGAAAATAAATTTAATTATATTGAACAACAAATCCACGGAAAAATTTCATTAAAAGATGATGTTGCAGAATTATTTTATCCAGTTTGGGAAGTAGAAAAAAAATCAAATGTTTTTGTAAAAATAACACATAATACACCTGGAACAAACAAAATGAAATTATCAGAAAATAAAAGTCTTAAAAAAATAGCAACTGATTTTGCAAAAATATATAAAATAAATACAATTCATCCTTATGTTAATCTAGAGCGTATTGATGATGAATATGATAGTGATGATGATTAAATAAAATAAAATTGATTATTATAATAATATTAAAACAATGATGGTTTTCTTATTAATCGGTGCTTTATTAGTTTTAGTATATACTCCATTTGTATTTGTTGGATATAAAATTCTTAATGATTATGTAAATATAAATTAAAATTTATTATTAGTTTATTATATAAAGGATTTATATAATGAAATATCTTCTTGTTGTAGAATCACCAAGTAAATGTAAAATCATTCAAAAATATATGGAAAAGAATTTTCCAGAACATGAATTTATTATTGTTGCATCTGTTGGGCATTTTATGGAATTAAGTAAAAAGAATATGGGAGTTGATATGAAAAATAATTTTCAACCAACATTCATTGAAAGTAAAGATAAAAAATCAGTTATTGCAAATTTAAAAGCAAATGCAAAAAAAGTTGATAGAGTTATTATTGCAACAGATAGAGATAATGAAGGTGAAAAAATTGGTTATGATGTTGCTAAATTATTAAAACAAGATTTATTAGATAATAATAGAATGATTTTCAATGAAATTACTGGACCTGCTCTTAAAAAGGCTTTTGAAAATTTATCAACTATTAATTTACATATGGTTAATGCACAATTAGCTAGACGAATATTAGATAGATTAATTGGTTTTGAAATAAGTAAAATTACTGCACAAGAAATTCAATCTGGTGCTTCTGCTGGTAGAGTTTTATCAACAACAACTGAATTAATTTATGATAAAAGTAAAGAACTTAATGATAAACCAGAAGATACATTTTTTAAATTAATAGGTAATTTTTCTAATAATAATTATTCTTTAAATGATTGTGAATATCAAAAAGATATCGAAACATTATCAAAATTAGAAAAAATTATTTCTTCAATTAAAAATGAAGACTTTAAAATATCAAAAGCAAAAGATGAGAATAAAACTTCATCATCACCATTACCATATATTACATCAACTATTAATCAAGAAAGTCCTTATTCAGTTAAACAAACTACAAGTATTTTACAAAAATTATATCAAAAAGGTTTAATTACATATATTCGAACTGATTCAACTAAAATGTCTGAACCAGCAAAAATGATGTTAAAAAAATATATTACTACAACTTATGGTGAAAATAATTTTAAATATAAATCATTTAATAAAAAGAAAGTTAAAGGAGCACAAGAAGCTCACGAATGTATTCGAATTACAAATGTAAATAAATTACCAAATACATTAAAAAATGCACATGAAAAGAAAATTTATGATATGATTTGGAAACGGTCAATTTCGTGTTTAATGGTTGATGCAAAATATATTTCAAAAGATATTGAATTAAAAAATGTAGGAAATACTAAAATAATTTTTAAAACAAATCTTCATAAATATACATCACTCGGATGGAAAACTGTCTATACAACAATTAATGAATTAAATAAAGATAAAAAACATTTTGATAATATTAAGGTAAATGATATTTTAAAATATGATACTATTGTAGGAATTCAAAAATATACTTCAACAAGAGGAAGATATACTGAATCTAAATTAATTAAAAAATTAGAAACACTTGGAATTGGACGTCCATCAACATATGCATCTGCTGTTACAAATATTCAAAATAAAAACTATGTTATAAAAGGAGATGTTCCTGGAAAAGAAGTCGATTCAATACAATTAACATTAGAAAATGGAAAAGTTTCTAAAAAAGTTTTTAAAGAACTCATTAATGAAGAAAAGAATAAATTAATTTTAACAAAATTAGGAAAAACAGTAACAGAATATTTAAAAGAAAATTTCGGTGTAATAATGGATTATAATTTTACATCAGAAGTTGAAGCAGATTTAGATAAGATTAAAGATAATAAAGTCAAATGGTATGATATTGTAAGAAAATATTATGATAAATTTCATCCACAAGTTGAAGCATATAAAAAGAATAAACCAAAGAAAACACGAGGAAAAAAAGAAGATAGTTTAATTGGAGAATATAAAGGAAAAAAGTTTTATAGATTTAAATCAAAATGGGGACCAAGAATATTATATGGTGAGAAAGGAGAAAAAGGTGCATTATATTTAATTCCACCATCAAATAAATTATTTAATGAATTAAAACTGGAAGATGTAATTCAATTATTACCAAGAACAGTTGGAAAAGTTGAGGGGAAAGATGCAGAATTACATTTTTCTAAAAATTTATATATTAAGTGGAATGGATTAAATATTCCATTACATTGGTCAGTTAAAAATAAAAAGAAGGAAGATATTACATTAGATGATGTAAAAATATCAATTGATAATTTCAAAGCAAAAAAGAGTAAAAAAAATAAAAAATAATTAAATTAATTTTAAAAAAAATAAGTTTATATTATGGACTTATTTTTTATGTTTTTTTAAAGAAATATAAAATAATATAAATATTATATTATGAAACATAATTTAGATAATTTTTTAACAGAAGATTATGATGTAATAAATAAAAGTAATGCATTAATCAATAAAATCAAAGAAGGAACACCTGATTGGTCAATAGATGAATTTATGGTTGAAGAAACAGGTGATAATTCAAGATTTTTAAAAGCAGATGGATATGGTGATGGATGTTTAATGAGAACATTTGTTTATGGAGAACAAGGAGTAAGAATGTTATGTCGAATGAAAAAAGGACATATTGAACCTCCACATTATCATAAAGGAAGATATGAATGGTTTGTTATTTCTGGAAAATATTTAGTAAGAAATCCAATTACAGGAAAAGAATCAATTGTAAAAGCAGGAGATTATTATTATAATCCTCCAAATGTGCCACATACAGAAGAAGTATTAGAAAGTGGTGAATTATTATGGATGTATGACAGAATTCCAGATTGTCAATGTATGACTACAAAAATGATTAAACAAACAGAAAAAATACAACAAAAGAATGATTGTAAATAAAAATTATTTAAAATATTCGACTTGTTTTTTAATATTCAATATCCTTCCAATTAATACTTTTTGTTAGAAATTTATTATTTACTTTTGATTTATAATTATTTTTATTTTTTGAAATAATTGTATTTACAAAATTCATATCAACTAAATCAGGATGAACATACCAATCTTCAAATGGGTGTCCATCATTATTAATATCATCAAATACTCTTACATAGCCACGTTCAGCAAATATTTTTCTTGATTCTTCTCTTGTATTAAAATAATTTTGACGATAAATATCATGTTCAAATGTAATTACGGCAAATTTATATTTATCCATTACTTCTGAATTTAGTTTTTTAAGTGTATTTAATGTACTTTTATTTTCTACTTCCAAATCAATTTGTAGATAATCAATATTTTTTGGAATATTATTTGATTTAAATAAATTATTATAATCTATCTTAGTTGCATCATTTATTACGTGTATGCTTTTAGGGCGATTTATTTTATAACTATTTAACCATTTTTTATCATATTCTACCATAATTCCTGTCCAATTATATTTACTTTCTAATAAATACGAATTATTTATTTTAATTGGATGATTTGAACCAATTTCTATAAAAACTCCATTGGTTTTATTTTTTAACATTGTAAGAACATACTTATCTTGTTCTGCTTGTC